ATTAAACTTTCTCTATCCTGACCTCTACCTAGAGCATTAACTCCAGCTACAATGGTAGGACGTACTAAATCTTTAGGTAATTTAGGTAATTGATTACTACGTTGTAATACTAATAAAGTTCTATCTAAATATGGTATTAAAAATTCAACTGTAAGTAAACTGAATAGCCCACCAAGTTGTTGTTCTAATTCCATCTGCGTGAGGCGTACCTCTTCTGCAGTTGTGCGTTCTGATTGTCTAATATTTAAGACAAGGAAAGCATCACTGATTCGTTTCTCTAAAGTTTGAGTCTGTTCTGCAGCGGTTCTAAAATCAGCAGTTTTACCTACCTGAATAACTTCGACATCATCCTTTCTACCTTGAACGATTGCACCGTTACCAGCTTCGGCTATAGTCTTTGGTTTTGTAGTTGAAGATGGTGATACAAGGAAAACAACTTTCGCAGCAGCTGCAGAGCCTTCTACGAGTGCCTGAGTAAGGGATTCAAGTGATCTCATGTCACCCAAAAACTCTTCGACTCTAGAGCGACCGTAATCCTCCGAGTCCACAGTGTTGAATCTTAATACGAGCCATGGTGAGGCTTTCTTTGGTGCTGTGCTACGACTACCAGGAAGTATCTTATCAAAACATTCCTGATGCCAAACCCAGCGTCCACTCTTCTCATCCAATCGGACGTAAGTGTACACTTCAACGTCATCATCATCGGAGCCTGTCTTATAACCATCATTCCCTGGGGGGTTTGGTTTTGTAGGTTCAGGCAGCTCCATACCTAAGACCCTTCGACTTATAAGTTCTTTTGTTACAATTTCTAGGACGTTTCCATCCCCATCTCTATTAACTACGTAACGATTTAATGGGAAGTTTTTCAACCCATCTTTGCCCATAAATATGAGTGTGTTACCACCAACAATTAAATGTTTTAGTGCTTGATGTACTACTACTCTATCATTAGAAGCATTGATGTAATCCATGATCATCCTTTCTATCTTAGAAAAGGATAGATCTAATTCACTACGTATTTCAGGTGGTATCTCTTCACCTAACTTATCATCTCTGACTTGTAATTTAAAAAAGGTTGTTTGTGGAGGTATCAAAGCAAGCATTAATTTTGCTGCTAAGTTGACTACACATTTTGCACCTACACTTTGCCAAGGAGTTGGTATTCTTTTCTTTGGCTCCTTGGCTCTTTCATCATCAATGATTAAATAAGGAAGAGTGAGACGTGAGCATTCAACAGCTGTTTCTAAAAATTGAGTACGATTAGAACTTAGTTGTATGTATCTATCTCTTGCCTTCATGGTGTTGGTGCTGTAGGTTTACCTATATTTACTCCTGTTGGATCTTGTCTTCCTCCTCCACCGATACTTAAACCTATATTCTTTGTTGTTTTTAAATCACTAGTTTTGCCAACTTTTAATTGTCTTCTAGTTTTGTCCTTAGCAATACCTTCATCGCCTGTACCAGGATCTATCTCTGCAGGTTTAGTTGCATCCTCTTCCTGATTCATTGGTTTAGCTATCGGAGCTAAAGGTGGTGCGTCTTGTTTTCTAGGTCTCATGAGTAGAGAACTAGCTAGCATGGCCCCAGCAAGTACTACAGGTGCACACATTTTTAATCTTCCTCCATTTTGGATTTTATATAATCAATCACACTGGCCTGTCCAGCACGATACATTATTGATTCAATTTTTTCTTTGGGGTGGACAGGTCGCCATTTAAAATGGCCTTCGATTTCATCTATCAATTCTGATAGTCTTTCGCTATGTATTTTTAAAGTATTTAGGGTGATATCATGCATACTTAGGTAAGTTTGTATTGGAATGCTCAAAAAAGGCAGGCATTCTAGCTCTCTTGGTGTCAGAAAACTCTGGGGCTTTACCCTCATACATTAACCGATCACTGGCATCTAGCCAAAATTTTTTGTCTAAATATCTGTCCTGAGTATTTATACCTAATGGTTCTAGTACCCAGTTAATAGTGGCCTTCCTAAGTTTATCCAGAGAATTAGAAGGAGATAGACCCAACTCAGCGCATACAAGAGAATTACTTCCGACATGGATCTGCTCGTCCCTGGAGATGTCGGCAGATACAGTGCGAAGAGCAGGATCCCCATTAAACCTAAAGAAAGGGAGTAGAACAAAGAAGATTGCTCTTTCAGCCACGAGAGCTTTAAGAATTGTATGGTCAGGATGTTTAATCCAAGCATCTCTTAATAACTTCCCCTCCTTTTCATCTTTATCATTAACATTATGTACATCTGCTATATATCCCAATGCGAGATCGTGCCTTTCCTCATCTTCAACATTCGATTCAAGGAGTTTTCTGGCATTATCGGGAATATTCTTCTCCAATGCTTCACTAATAAAGCTTCCAACAGGGAGCTCCATATGACGTATTGAGAGAGCACGGAGGATGGTTTCTTCTGCACCGTATTTTACCTCTCCTTTGGTGGGTTTTACAGGTGACCACTTACGTTTGCGGTCCATTAATTTATCGTAGGGATGTTTCCTCATTATTCTTGACAATCACAGGTTATTGGCTCGTTTCCGAGAATATCCTGTAAGTAATCATCGACTTCTGCTTTATCTAATGCTGCATACGCATCGCTTTTATCTTGCACGTCGCCCATTACTTGCAGGGAGTAGTAAAGGGAGGTCTGGGGTGAAAGCAACCACTCTTCCACGAAGTTTCTGTCGTATGTTACAACATCACTCCAGCTATTAAATGAATAGCCGTGAAGAAGTCCCGTATTATCTAAAAGTATCATTAGTTGATCTGCTACTAATTTGTAAGCATCCCAACCAACTTCACTAGCGATTTCTACATCGCCATAATTATAGTGTTCGACACCAAAGGTGCCGCTGTCCCTATCTACTGACTGTGAAATAGGGGGTGCAATCTCTGGTGTAGATGTAAAGCCATCTAAATCCTTACTCCTATAAGAACAGGAGGCAGTAGGTGCTATTGCAAAGGCACGTACCATATTATGTGATCTTGCTATATATGCTGCTGCTTCAATTGCTTCTTTTAAATTCCAAACTATTTCATGTAAGATTTCCTTACCAGTTATAGGTTGATTAGAATTTAATTCAGATAAAGCTTGTCCAAATTCAGCGTATGTTACTCCGTTTCGTCTAAGGAAGTTGGATAAGCCAAGCATTCCGAGCCCAACTTGCCGGTCTTGGTCCGAGGGTAGGTACTCTCCAGTCCCTCCAACACCTGTTCTGCCATGGAGATCGCACAACTCGGACATACCTTGAGCGAAAGCCTTTTTGAGATCCCGTGTATTACAGGCTGACAAATTAACATGCTGGAGCAAGCAAGTTCCTCGTGAGGGCAGGTAAACCTCAAGACACACGTTTCCGTATACTCGTTTTCCATTTTCGTATTTTATTTTGTTGAGCCAGATGTCTCCGGACTTAATCCCTTCAAGGATGGCGTCTTTAATTCGGGCGTCGGTAGAGTTCCAGAGTCCGGCATCGAGATCGACGCATCTTTTAATCCAGGGAGCTTCGGAACGGGGAAGCTGCACGAACTCAAGAATATCGGGGTGGTTAATATCAATATGGGCAACAACTGCACCGTTCTTATAATGCCCGCCCCTGCGTAGTGTTTCATTTAATACTGAATAAATTTTTGCAAAAGAAACTGGACCACTAGCTGTTAAGCCTTTTCCATTTTCATGTCCACGTGGTCTCAGGTTTGATAGGTGTACTGCACACCCTGCCCCATGTCTTAGTGCATGAGATACGAATCTCCAGCTAGCCTCTATGCCCTCTGGACCCTCCATGGAGTCATCGACGACAAATACAGTGCAGCTCACTGGAAGTCTTGATTCTGGGTTATCCAACCATGATTGGACCCGACCAGTGCGGGAGATAAGTTCTGCCATTAAAATAAATCTGTTAAATCGGGTAGTTTATAATTCGGTCCTTTAAGAACCTTTCCATCTTCTCTATATATTGGGTTACCGTCTTCTCCTAGCTTTGACATATTACTTTTATGTACTCTATCTAAAGCTTCATCTAAAAACCAACCCATATTCTCAGCATATTGATAACATACATACACTAAATCAGCTAATTCTTTCAATGCTTCTTGTTGTATAGAAGGGTGATCTCTAAATAAAGAACCTTCAGCTTCTAAGAACTCTTTGAACTCCTCAACAATCAGATTTTTCTGACACGATCTCGTCGATCGATCCTGTGAGTTCTTTAGATGGTACTTGGTACGAAATTCCTTGGCTTGCTCGGAAATAAAGCTCTTTTTCATGGGTGAGTTCGTTTTCTAAATAGTGGATAGCTTTTTCTAAATCATGTATTTTACTATCTTTAAAACCTGATCTGCAGATATATTTGATAGCATTGCCAAGATGGAAATTCAATCCTTGGTCTCTAATAAAATCCCAAACATTGATAGCTCCTCGCTGGTAGTATGCTGGACCTTTGGCCATTTTTCAACTAAATTTGTGAGTGAATTTGAAAGAACAAAATTCTGTTCTTGTAGAGCCATGAAGACCGTTATTATATCTTCCTTACGTGTAGCATCTTTACATAATGCATCATAAGTAAGTCTTAACTTAAGGTCTTTCA